TTTTAGGAGTAAATATATGGCACTTTTATTATCGCCAAAAGCAACAGCAACTGAATCTGATGCCGGGGTGGGTGTTGTACAAGCTGGTAATACTACGGCGGCTACTGTGATTTCAGCATTGTGGGGGCCAGTTAACTATCCAGTGTTAACCACTGGCGGCGAAGCAGAAATTCTCACCCGTTATGGCAAACCAGACAATAACACATACCTAGGTTGGTTTACTGCAAAGGATTTTTCTACCTATTGCAGTCAAGTTTTGATTAATCGTATTACCGGACATAATGCTATTAATGCGGCTCCGGTTGGAATGACCCCCGTTTTAGTAAAAAATGATGATTACTTTCAAATTGCAAACCTTCAGGGTTATCAATTCATTGGCCGTTATCCGGGTTCTCCCGCGAACGGCATTATTATTGATGTAGCCGATTCGTTGAAATTCCAAACATGGGCATATAAGAGCAACTTTACTTATACTCCCGGTGCAGGTCAATTCGCAGTGGCTGTAATCGATTCTACTGGTTACTGGCAAGGTTCGGGCGCATCTAATCAATCTGAGACTCTTGCTGTTACTGGAACTGCTGTTGGTGGGATTAAACAAACCCAAAGCGTGGCGTTTACTGGAACCGCTTCTGGTGGTATCCAGCAACAAGAAACCCTATCTATATCGGGTGTTGCTACCGGAACTTCGATTGTAGTTAATGGTACTACGGTCACTTTAGTAATTGGTGATACTGCCGTCATTGCTGCAGGCAAGATTGCTACTGCTCTTGCTGCCATCACTGCGACCTATTCTAGTGCAGTTGCTATTGGTTCAAGTGTACAGGTTGTATTTTCTGTACCGGCAATTCAAAGCCCAATTGCATCAGTGACACAAAATGGCATTAGTATACTATCCAATGTTATTGTAAGCGGTAATCCGCAATTTAGCATTTCTATTTATGGAGTGACGTTCCAAACCAATAATGGCGATTCTGCTACCATTGTTGCTGCTAATTATTTTGCTGCATTACAAGCATCTAATCTAGTAACGAACGTTGTTGCAACTAATGCCACTACCGTTACATTTACGTTTGTTGCATATGGCCCATATACTATTACAGCGTCTCAAGTAATTAGCGGGTTGACTATTGCCACAACCGTAGGAACTGCTGGTTCTAACAGTATTAATATTTCTGTTTTTGGTGTGACTGTTGCTATTCTAAATGGCGATACCCAAACTGTTGTTGCTACTAAGATTGCGGCCGCTCTTTTGGCTGCTAGTGGCTTCAATTCGCTCTATACGAGCATTCAGGCTGTTGGTAGTACCGTAACCTATACTTGGATCTCTGGTGGTGCTAAGACCGCCTTAACGGCTCCTGTGACTCAATCTAGCCTATCATTCTATGTCACAATCAAGCAACCCGGAACTTTGGGTACTCTGATTGAAAAATATGAACTGATGCAAAATATTCCGGGTGCTACTAATTCGGATGGTTCTAGTGCATATGCAGTTAAGGTAATCAATGCCGGATCAAATCTAATTTGGTATGGTGATACTACTAAACCTCTGGTTGCTTCTACCACTACGCTGGCTGGTGGTGTAGATGATAATGTAATCAGTGTGTATAGTACAGGGTTGACTCCATTTAGCAATAAAACCAAATATACCATTTCTTATATTTTGGCAGGTCATTTTGATGTTCCATCACAGCAACTTGCCATTCAATTAGCAGAAACTCGTCGTGATTGTGTTGCTTACGTAGATCCTCCGCTGTCGGCCTGTTATGACCCGGCTGGTAATCAAGTAGCAAATATTACTCAGTGGTGTCAATACGAATTAAATGCTGATTCTACTTATTCAATTCGTGGAGACAATTGGGGGTTGACATTCGATGCCTACAACGATACGAATCGATGGATTCCAGAGGCGTCAGGTGCAGCAGGGCTTCAAGCCGCAATGACTCAACAGACTAATGCATGGTCTGTTGCCGCTGGTAATAAGCGCGGTAGATATAAGAATTTTAGTCGAATTGCTTGGAGTGCATCAGAAACTGATCGTGATCTATTATTCCCGCTAGGAATTAATTCTACAATTAATGAGCCGGGCATCGGAATCGTAAAATGGGGTGATAAGACAGGCACACAAACGCTAACGAACTACGAAGCCGAAAACATAAGATATGCATTCATTCAAGCAGAAACAGATATTCTTGCATTCTCGAAGAATTATATTTTCGAATTGAATGATCCGTTTGTCCAACTTCAGTTTGAGCGCGCCCTAAATAGTTATCTTGGCGGAATGGTTCGTCAGAATGCCTTTGCAGAATATAAGGTTATCGTTGATTCTACAAATAATACTATCCTCACGGAAAGCGAACATCAGCTAAATGGCACACTTTTGATCCGGCCAGTTTATTCTATCCGGTTTGTCCAACTTAATTTTGTGGCGGTTGGTGGAACGATGACCATTTCCGAAGTAGCTACAAGTATGACTAGCGTATAATAAGGAAATATAAATATGGCTTATTCAATTAATAATTTTATTAATTCGCTTTCTAGTGGATTGCAACGAGCTAACCGTTGGCAGGTATCGTTTTCATTTCCAAACTCAATCGCAATTGCAAATAGCGTAGCTCAAAATGCAACCCTTTGGGCGCGAACTGCCAATACCCCTGCTAGTAACCTCGGTATCATCGAAGTAAACTTCCAAGGTCGTGTGGTTCCGGTGGCGGGTGACAGAAAATACGATGCATTTACCGTACAATTTATTTCAACTAACGACAAGAGCGTGCGGGCTGCTTTTGAATCTTGGTCTGAATCTATTAATGGCGGCCAGAGTAATACTGGTTTAGTTTCTCCTACAGACTACATGGTTGATATAACACTCGACTTGATGGATCAAAACGACAATGTTACTAAAACTTATGTCCTGCAGGATGCTTGGCCTACTCAGGTTGGTCAAGAAGAACTAGATATGGGCGCACTCGATACAAATA